GATGATGGCCGGACTCTTTAAAAACGAGCTGACCTGCACAATACAGGATGGACTTAGCAATGGCTGCTCCTGGCACAGAGCAGACAGTCAGATTTGTTTGGTCTGTGCCATATCTGTGCCAGCTCTCATTTGAGCTAATGTTTGTTACTCTATTACTCCAGCAAACCTATATATCTTGCGTGATGCCCATTTATTTGGGCAGGATTTAATATCAGGATCTGGAAAATCTGGTCTGTATTTCTGGCCAGTCCTCCTGTTTACGCTGTTCCAGCGAAGCACCGTCGATATTGAAACGCCACAGAATTCGGCGACTTGTTTTGTTGTCATTAAGTTGTTCATTGCTGCCCCTCCAGTGATTGTTCGGTTGAAAGACTCATGCGCATGTGCGTAACTCCGATAACTCGTTAAAGCGCTCCATAAACATCCCGTAGGCATGGCCCGGAGCCAGTGGAATAACTTTGAACATCTCTGTTGCCGGGATACCTTCCAGTACTGGCCAGAAAGAGCCATCATCAAGCCCGAGATCGCGGCGTTCGGTTGCCAGCATGATGAGATCGGCATATTTCACAGGCGTGCTCATAACCGGGGGTAACCCGTATTTCTCACGGATTACGGCGTCTATTTTTTCTTCCATCCGTTTATAGTCAGGAAGAAGGCGTTTCAGTGGAGCGGGAATATCCTGGCAATACGCTTCTGTTGCATCATGCATTAACGCTTCAAAAGCAAATTCCTGCGGTACCAGTTGGCTGCAAAGCACCGCATGTTGGGCGACGCTGTAGAAGTGTGAAAGATGTCCTGCAAAGCGACAGATATTTGAAAGGGAAACCGCGATATCGTTAATAACGATGTCGTCTTTATCTATCTTGTCATAATAAAAATGCTTCCCGGAAAAAGTTTTAATAAATGACATTTTGTTCTCCACGTATATGCGCTGCACCGCGCTGAATTTTTGTAAAAGGAAGCCCTCACCATCCGGCGATTATTGAGTAAATTATGTTTCCATAAATGCCCCCGCAGGGGCATTTGCAGTAATGAAATCAGGCGGTGAAAGTACCAATAAATGTTTCTACTTTGCTGTCTTTAAATTTCTCAACAAGCAGATCACGAAATTCGTTAGCCATTTCTTCCTGCACCGCTTCCAGCTGAATAATGCGCAGAACCAGTACAGGACGATCGCCAGTGATAATGCTGAGGCGTAATTTAAACGGACGTTCTTTCAGGCCTTCAAACGGAACGCATTTAAATTCAAATGCCACTGGCATAATGTCTTTGGTTTTCGCTTCGACAGACTCCATCAGAGAGCGTTTGCCGCTGAAGTCATTGTCTTCAAAATCAGCGGTCTGGTTTGCTTCAATTGTGATTTTACGGACTGCCGCAGCCGCTTTGGTTGCCTGAATGGTGTCACCATTAGCATCAAAGCCCACAAGGTAGTCGGCCCAGTCTTCAATCCATTCTGCCAGTGACTTCTGGGAGTTACGCTCGCCATTAACAGACAACAGAGCAGAAAACGGTGCTGTCTTTTTCAGTTTGAGGGTGGCGGTGTTATCTGCGTGACCTGGTTCATCAATAGTACCCAGGTTAAGCACACTGACGGCTCGCATATTATCGGCATCGATAAAGCAGCGGGTGCCTTCATCTGCAAGATCTTTAGAATAACGGGTAAAGTCATCGATGCTGGCAGTGGAAAGCGCACCACGGAAACGGAAGCGATTTAAATTAAATTTTTCCAGATCATGAATGCGGAAATTCTCAGGCAATGCCACAGCATCGGCACCAATCTTACTGATAATTTCATTAACACCCTGAGCAGAAATAAGGGCATGGATTTGATTAATTGCGGTTGCGTCTAAGTTCTGAGACATAATAAGTCCTCACTATATAAAGATATTCAGTGATGAGATAAATAATCAGTTAATTAAGAACGATATTAATGACCTGCTGCGCGGAGTTTTCCGTCAGGTTCACCGGCAAGAGTCAGTAATTGTCCCTGGTCTTCCTGCAGAATAGTCAGGCGACCACCGCGATTGACATACATCGGCGTTTCGGTGGTGTCTTCTTCGGAAATTTTCCCGCGGTTAGTCGGGCGAACATATGAGAGTTTGTGTTTGATTTTCACACGGTTCTCATCAAACGGTTCGATTTCCAGGTTGAGCGAGACCTTACCTTTGGTTTTCGTGTTCATCACACCGGAAGCGACTTCACTGAGAACTGCGCCGATTTTGGTTTCAAATACGCCGCCGTCCAGCTCCCCGATAAATGCCTGCACATCAGTACTGCGTTCGCTAGCCATTTTGCTGCTCCTCATCATATCGACCCTGCAAGGTCGGTTGGTTTCTCCACAAAACAGAGAAGAACACCTGCGGTGGCAGCCGCCCGGGTGGATTGGGTTATGAGCCCGTCGTCCGGTGATGCTCTTCTCTGTTTTGTAAAAAGAGCGGTACCAGCCGGAAGCAAGTGTACAAACTGGTACCGCCAAAGCAGTGGCTGTTGTGGTGGGGTTGTCACTTAAGCGTATGGTCAACCTGACAACCCGGTGCCACTAATGGGGTAAGGATAACCCCGCCATACTTACCGCCGCGCCATTTCGCGGATTACCACAACGCTGAGAGCACTTAGCCAGTTATGGCACCACACTTTGTCGCGGCTCCATAAATGCCCTCATCGTTGCACCCTGGTCTCTTCCCAGGCGTCAAACCGAATCGCCACGCTGGTTAGGCGTCTTATCAGCATCCTCATTGACTTGCACATTCCGGCTACCTGGTTTGTTTGCCCGAGCAAGGAGTGGATTGTCCCCTTTAACGTCCCCAGACCGCTAACGACGCATGTGCCATACGCCGTGTTACAACCAAATTTTGTCAGGACCTTGTTTGTTGGTCTGGAAAGAAAGATAAAATGAAATTGCGTAACGTGCAAGTATTTTATTGCGAGACATGCAATAGCGTGAGTAATGAAAAGCCACCTTCTGGTGGCTAATTGATGTTGAGGTAGGGGGTTAATTGTGTCGCTTAAGGGTTTGTGACTGACTGATTAAGACCTTTCCAAAGACCATAAACCGGTGTTCGTTTTCGCTGGTAATTCCCCATTCGCGGTAAATCTGATTATCAGAAATTACCAGCAGTTTATCAGGTATCATTTGCAGTCGTTTGACGTAAATTTTATCATCAAAACCAAATACATATATACCATCCCCATCAAACTGATTGATACTGATATCAACGAAGATGAGATCTCCTGGCTCAATGGTTGGACACATACTGTCCCCACGAACGTTGATAACTTTAATGTGATTTGCTGGTCGTCCACCAAACATCGATACAGCATTATCAGTTCTGTATTCAATGGCATGAATCACATCAATGACATCACCGCCCTGGATAAGGCCATTTCCCGCACTGGCACTGACATCCAGCATTTCAATACGGAATACATCCTTCACCTGCGCAACATCCTCACTAATACTGTTTTTACATACAGTATTACTTTTGAGGTCTGAGGTAAAGAGATCAGCAATATCAACACCTAAGCTCCTGGCAATATTACTCAGGGCTTGTTCAGTGAATTGTTTCTGCTTACCTGTTTCGAGGCGCGAGATATTCGCCGCATCCACTCCTATTGCTTCAGCGAGATCGGCGATTTTCATGTTCTTCGCCTGGCGAAGTTGTCTGACTCGATTTCCTATGTTCATGCGTTTATTACATTTCTTTATTGCGCGTTAAGCAAATCAACTTGCGCAAAATATTTGCGTGAAATAATATGCTCATCACGCAATATGTGGAGGTTATATGCAATCACCATTACGGAATGTGCGTAAGGCGCACGGATTTACTTTGCAGCATGTTGCTGCGGGCGTTCAGGTCAATCCAGCGACGCTGAGTCGTATTGAAAGACTGGAACAAATTCCATCTATCGATCTTGCAGAACGTCTGGCCAATTTTTTTAAGGGTGAAATCAGCGAAATGCAGATTCTTTATCCGGCACGTTTTCAATCTAGCCAAAACCAGAATGGGTTTAAACCACAGGAACAGGAGGTAAGCCGTGGGTAAGCATCATTGGAAAGTGGAAAAACAACCTGAGTGGTACGTGAAAGCTGTCAGAAAAACTATCGCGGCATTGCCTGGGGGTTACGCTGAAGCTGCTAACTGGCTGGATGTAACAGAGAACGCTTTATTCAACCGCCTTCGTGCAGATGGCGATCAGATTTTCCCGCTGGGATGGGCAATGGTTTTACAGCGCGCGGCTGGCACTCACTACATTGCGGATGCTGTCGCACAATCTGCTGGTGGGGTGTTCGTATCGCTTCCTGAAATTGAGGAAGTAGAGAACGCCGATATAAACCAGCGCCTGCTGGAAGTCATCGAACAGATCGGGAATTACTCAAAGCAGATTCGTTCGGCAATCGAAGATGGGGTCGTGGAGCCACACGAGCAGACAGCAATTAATGATGAGTTGTATCTGTCAATTTCGAAGCTCCAGGAGCATGCAGCACTGGTCTACAAAATCTTCTGCGCTCCAGAAAAGAGTGACGCCCGCGAGTGTGCAGCTCCGGGCGTCGTGGCGTTTTGTGTCTGTGGAGAAACTAACGCATGAACAGTTTAACGGCAAATAACCGTTTGTCGCAACAGCTGGTGGTCAGTGTCGCTGAACACCTGTTGTTACGGCATGAATGCAGATTACCAGATCACCTGGCTGTAAGTAACCACAGAGAACTTTACCTGACTGTGGGGGGCGAGTTGTGCAGGAACTTAACCGCTGGTTTCGTGACGGAAGAGGGCTTTATGTCCATGTTATTCGTTGGGAGCCAGAAACACAGCGCGTTATCTATCTTCGCAAAGACTACCCGCATGAGTGCTTTAGTCCTTTGTGGAAATTCAGGCGTGATTTTGTTGAGTGTGAAGGACCACCAGCACATTGATTCTGCCATTCCGGGACGTTACACTGTTCAGGCACCTTATAAAGCGGGTGCCGGGATTGGCGTCCTGGAAATGTTATCGGCGATATATGACGCGCCAGCGTCTTTTTTATCGTCTGCGTCTGTGCACACCCAAATTATGGTGGGCTGGACGGGGGCACCGAAAGGTGCGCCGGTTTCCGATAACGCCGGTTACGCCAACCCCGTTCAGTTCACCACCAGCGAAATTGGCGTTTCCGGTGGTGAAGGTAATTCACTGTTATCGGAGGCTGCCATCATGGCTACGATCCCAACCCTCACTCAACCTGAAATTGCCATCGTTGATGGTCAGGCTGTTACTTCATCCCTGGCTGTTGCCAACTTCTTCTCCAAACGTCATGACGATGTACTGAAAAAGATCCGCACGCTTGAATGCTCTGCATCATTCACTTCCCGCAATTTTTCGGTGAGTGATTACACCGATTGCACAGGCCGCAAACTACCTTGCTATCAAATAACCCGCGACGGCTTTGCGTTTCTTGCTATGGGTTTCACGGGTAAACGTGCTGCCCAGTTCAAAGAGGCATACATCAATGCCTTTAACCAGATGGAGAAACAGCTTTCAAATCCCTCTGTACTGAGCGACGTTGCACATAACGCCAGCGTTCTCTATTCCTACATTTCATCAATTCATCAGGTCTGGCTGCAGCAGCTTTATCCTATGTTGGCAAAAGCCGAATCTCCGCTGGCTGTTAGCTTGTATGACTATATTAATGATGCTTCGGCACTGGCCTGCCTCATAAATTTGTCGCTGAACCCTTCAGAGGTAAGGGGGCGCAAATGATCCGGAATATTTTCAAACGGTTTACCAATCAGACTTTCCGTTGTCCTCGTCCGGGTCAGTGGTACACCACACCTGCAGGGCATGTTCTACGTGTTAGCCTGGTGGACCGTGAATGTCAGAAGGTGATTTGTGAACCGCTGGGCCGTAATTACCGCGTCAGTATGCCGCTTATAACCTTTCGCTCCGGAAAAAACATGAAGCATCTCGGAGGTGCAGCATGAGTATGGAGCTGATGGTTAAAGCGATGAAAATTCGAGTGGGTAATCCATTGCGAAAACTGGTTCTGATCAAGCTGGCTGATAATGCCAGCGATCAGGGTGAGTGCTGGCCCAGCTACCAGCATATTGCTGACCAGTGCGAGATTAGCAAACGTTCTGTGATGAATCATATTGCGGCCCTTTGTGAGTCCGGGCTGGTAAAAAAAGTCACCCGGAAAGGTGAAAAAGGTAACTCAAGTAATATCTATCTCCTTCATCTGGATGGTGCAGGAGATTCACTAGGGGGTAGTGCAAATAATTCACTATCTGGTGCAGCAAATTCACCAGGTAGTGCAGGAGTTGCACCAGGGGGTAGTGCAGGAGATTCACCCAGAACCAGTCACTCTTTTGAACCAGTCAAAGAACCAGTCAATGAACCAATAGCTGTTGGTGCATCTGCTGATGAGTCTGTGCGAGTTCGTTCAAACCGACCGGAATACTCTCCGGAGTTTGAGCAGGCATGGCTGGCATATCCCAAACGTGCTGGTGGCAATTCAAAATCTGCAGCCTTCAAAGCCTGGAAAGCCCGTTTGAATGAGGGGGTAAACCCCGAAACCATGCTGGAAGGTGTGAAACGCTATGCGGGCTGGGTATCTGCGATGGGTAACAGCGGCACACAATTTGTGAAACAGGCTGTCACGTTCTTTGGTCCGGATCGTCATTTCGAAGAATCCTGGGAAGTTCCTGCGGTATCTGCAGCCAGACGTGAGGACCCGTACTTCAAAGCCAGTTACGACAACGTGGACTACAGCCAGATCCCGGCAGGATTCAGGGGGTGATCATGAGTCTTTTGAATGAAGTTCAGAAATTCATTGAAGCCCATCCGGGGTGTACTTCCGGAGACATTGCGGATGCTTTTGCAGGTTACTCACGGCAGCGCGTTCTGCAGTCAGCAAGCAAGTTACGTCAGAGTGGGCGTGTGGCTCACCGTTGTGAAGGAGATACACGCAGACATTTCCCGCGCCTGACTGAGAGAGCGCAGGAACCGGAACCACAACCAGTTCGTGAAACCAGACCTGTGCGCAATTTCTATGTCGGCACTAACGATCCGCGGGTGATTTTGTGCCTGACCCGCCAGGCGGAAGAACTGGAGTCCAGGGGCTTATACCGTCGTGCTGCAACGGTGTGGATGGCGGCATTCCGTGAAAGCCACTCCCAGCCAGAACGAAATAATTTTCTGGCGCGTCGTGAACGGTGTTTACGGAAAAGCAATAAGCGGGCTGCATCAGGTGAAGAGTGGTATCTGTCAGGGAATTACGTGGGGGCTTAATGAGTAATAAATATTGCCAGGCGCTGGTGGAACTGCGGAACAAACCAGCCCATGAACTGAAGGAAGTGGGCGATCAGTGGCGCACGCCGGATAACATTTTCTGGGGAATTAACACCCTGTTTGGTCCGTTTGTTCTGGATCTGTTCACTGACGGTGATAACGCCAAATGTGCCGCGTATTACACGGCGGAAGACAACGCGCTGGCGCATGACTGGTCAGAACGTCTTGCGGAGCTTAAAGGGGCTGCCTTTGGTAATCCCCCATACAGCCGCGCCAGTCAGCATGAGGGGCAATACATCACCGGCATGCGTTACATCATGAAACATGCCAGTGCCATGCGTGATAAGGGTGGGCGCTATGTTTTCCTGATCAAAGCTGCCACCAGCGAAGTGTGGTGGCCGGAAGATGCAGACCATATTGCTTTTATTCGCGGGCGTATTGGTTTTGAACTGCCTGCCTGGTTTATCCCGAAGGATGAGAAGCAGGTGCCGACAGGCGCGTTCTTCGCTGGTGCTATTGCTGTTTTCGACAAGACCTGGAAGGGACCGGCAATCAGCTACATCGGGCGCGATGAACTTGAGGCATGTGGTGAGGCGTTTTTGGCGCAGGTTCGCCAGCAGGCAGAAAAACTTGTCAGGGAGATGGCGGCATGACGACGTTAACTCAATGCCAGCAGCAGGTGCTGGATATGCTGATTTCTTACCAGCAAGAGCGTGGCTTTCCGCCAACCAATCAGGAGGTGGCAACCATGCTGGGATACCGTTCAGTGAATGCAGCGGTGGAGCATCTTCGCGCACTGGAGAAAAAAGGCGTCATCACGATAAAGCGTGGCGTGGCCCGGGGGATCACGCTTCATACCGCAGTGAAGGACGACGACAGCGAAGCGGTCGGTATCATCCGCGCACTGCTTGCCGGTGAGGAGAACGCCAGGTTGCGTGCAGCCCACTGGTTACATGAGAGGGGCCTGAAAGTATGAAGTTGATCCTTCCTTTCCCGCCCAGTGTGAACACGTACTGGCGACACCCCAACAAAGGGGCATTTGCTGGTAAGAGCCTGATAAGCGAGGCGGGGCGAAAATTTCAGAGCGCGGCGTGCGCAGCAATAGTTGAGCAGTTACGTCGTCTGCCGAAACCAACGTCGGCACCTGCTTCAGTGGAGATCGTGTTGTTTCCTCCGGATAACCGGATCCGCGATCTGGACAACTATAACAAGGCGCTGTTTGACGCCCTGACCCACGCGGGTGTGTGGGAAGACGACAGACAGGTGAAAAGAATGCTGGTGGAGTGGGGACCGGTTATCCCGAAAGGGAAGGTCGAGATCACTATCAGTAAGTATGAGAAATCGGCGGGTGCAGCCGCCTGATTAAGAGGAGAAACGAAGTATGAATAATCTGATGGTCATTGATGGTATTGAAGTTCGTCGTGATGCTTATGGGCGTTACAGCCTGAACGATCTGCATCGCGCAGCAGTAGCATCTGGTGCAAATGCCAGAACCAAGGAGCCAGGAAAGTTTCTTTCCAGCCAACAAACTGTTGAGCTTGTTCATGAATTGACCAACACCCAGAATTTGGGTGTTGACCCGGTGAGTGTGATTCATGGGGGAAATGAACGGGGAACGTATGTCTGCAAGGAACTGGTGTATGCCTATGCAATGTGGATCAGCCCGTCATTCCATCTGAAGGTGATCCGTACTTTCGACATGGTAACCAGCGCACCGGAAAAATTATCCGGACAGGCTGCTGACAAGATGCAGGCTGGTGTGATTCTGCTGGACTTTATGCGCCGGGAATTAAACCTGTCTAACTCTTCAGTGCTTGGTGCCTGTCAGAAACTCCAGGAGGCTGTTGGCTTACCGAATCTGGCACCGCGCTATGCCATTGATGCTCCTGCTGATGCACACGATGGCTCAAGTCGCCCGACACTGTCACTGAGTGCACTGCTGAAACAGTATGGTATCCGCCTGACGGCTAATCAGGCATATCACCAGATGGCGAAGCTGGGGATCGTTGAGCAACGTGAACGATACAGCCGTACCGCGATTAATAACATCAAAAAATTCTGGTCGCTGACAGCGAAAGGCTGCATGTTCGGCAAGAACATCACCAGTCCCGCAAATCCGCGCGAGACGCAGCCGCATTTCTTCGAATCCCGATTCCCTGAGCTGTTAAAGCTGCTCGATACCGTTCATTGAGGTGACCGTGAGAGCACTACTGACCCCTGAAATTGCCCCGCGTATGGGGATCGTATTGTTCAGGCCAGGTTCAGAGCTGATGCCCCTGTTTATGCAGGGGCGTGTCCTGCTGGAGCCTGAGCCGGAACGTTATTCATCTTTCGCCAGTGGTGCCGTTCCGGCGGCATCACAACCGCTGGCGGATGATCCTGCCGTTCGGGACGTGTTCCGCAATGAGGCAGTGATCCGTCGTGCTGGTGGCGTGGAATGTCTTGAAAGCTGGTTACTTCGTGAAAAGGACTGTCAGTGGCCTCATTCCGACTGGCACAGCGAGAACATGACCACAATGCGGCACGCTCCGGGAGCAATTCGTCTGTGCTGGCACTGCGATAACCAGCTGCGCGATCAGTTCACGGAACGGCTGGAATCAATGGCAACGGATAACTGTGCCCGCTGGGTGTTGTCTGTCGTGCGTCGGGATCTCGGTTTTGATGACAGTCACGTTGTGACAATGCCGGAACTGTGCTGGTGGCTGGTTCGTAATGATTTGGCGGATGCCTTACCGGAAAGTGCCGCCCGTAAGGCACTGAGATTACCGAAGCCTGTTGTGCCATCTGTCACCCGGGAAAGTGACCTTGTGCCTTCGGTTCCTGCCACCAGCATTATCCAGGATAAAGCGAAAAAGGTGCTGGTGCTGAAAGTGGATCCGGAGTCGCCGGAGTCTTTTATGTTACGCCCCAAACGTCGCCGCTGGGTTAATGAAAAGTACACGCGCTGGGTTAAGACGCAGCCGTGCGCATGTTGTGGAAAGCCAGCTGATGATCCCCACCACTTGATAGGCCACGGTCAGGGTGGAATGGGTACAAAAGCGCATGATCTCTTTGTGTTGCCTTTGTGCAGAAAGCATCACGACGAGCTGCACGCGGATACCGTGGCATTTGAAGAGAAGTATGGCTCCCAGCTGGAGCTGATATTTCGTTTTATCGATCGCGCGCTGGCAATTGGTGTGCTGGCCTGATTTTGTGGAGAAAGTTGATGCGTGATATGTATGAAGTTTTAGACCGCTGGGGAGCGTGGGCTGCAGCAGATAACAGTGGTGTGGACTGGCAGCCGATAGCAGCAGGCTTTAAGGGGCTTTTACCTCATGGTAAAAAAATACGCCTTCAGTGTGATGATGATGAAGGCATCATGATAGACGGCTGTGTTGCCCGCCTGCGTAAGTATAAACCAGACGAATATGAGCTGATCATTGCTCACTTCGTTATAGGTATTTCACTGCGTTCTATTGCGAAGAGACGCAGATGCTCAGATGGAACAATCCGGAAGCAATTGCAGACTGCGTTAGGTTTCATTAATGGGGTTATGTACATGCTCAAGTAATATTTGGCATTAATTTAAATAAAATACCGATGATGCCTATGAATGTAGGCATCCATGCTAGTGATAATAAACTGTCAAGCACCTTATGACAAAAATCCTCATTGTCATTTAATTTTTTAATAGCCTCTTCTAAGCTCTCTTTAAGATCGCTGGTGTCATCCTTTATTCTATATCTTAATTGTCCAAAAAGTATTTCTTTAGAGTGTGAAATACGAGCAAGTTGTTTTTTTTGTGACACAATCATTGCAGATGTTATTATTGCTGTGATAATCAATCCAATTAAAGCAATAATCCAATCAGCTTTTGTTGTTAATTTGAAAATAGCAATTGAACCAGCTAGTGAAATAGGTATGGCAAGAGCTTTGTTAGAAATTTCTGAAATTATTTTTGACAGTTTTTCTGAGTAATCGAGTTCAGCATCAACAACTTCTTTCCTTGCTTTATGAAAAGAAAATGCCGACATATAAGCAGCTAAGTTGTTCGTATAAAGTTCGCATATGAAATCCCACTTGTTAATTAACTCGACAAAGGAATTTCCATTTTTATTAACATACTCAATAACTGTGTTTCTGAAAGTGTTAATCTTTTCAATATGATGGGCATCAGTAGTAGCTTCACTACTTACTAATGTTTTAACTAACTGAGTATTTACTGTTTTATCATTAAAAATTTCTTCTGTAATATTTGTTTCAATTACAGCAGAAGAAGATTTAGACTCTGAGTTTAAAATAAAGACTAAACGATAAAATGTACCTTTGCTATCTTTTTTTATATCATGGAAATGAGCAAGCATGGAAAGAGCATTGATTAGCTCACAAATGTCCTCAATTTTTTGGATATAAGAAGGTTTTGGTGTTTCTAATGAATAGAAATCATCCTCTATAATATAGAAATACTCTGGCATTATGCCTTTCTTGAGCGTGTTTATTTTTACAAACTCGTTTTTATTTTTATAAAAACGATTCGCACTTCCTTGTGAAATTTTAAACGAGTATGTAAGAAAATTTCCCTTTTCAGGAAAGTCTTCATAATCATAAATTAAATGACCATCCACCTCTATTTCGTCAGCTGTACCAGCTTGAAAAGTAGGGTTCAAAATTCTTTTGAACAATGATTTTACGTCTGCATTATAAGCTATACGTGCAGAAAACTTAGCCCCGTCAAAATGAGGATAGCTTGATAATCTATACAGATTAACTATTATACTAAAATCATTCATTCTTTATCTTCTTCGTTACTCGGGTTATCAGTTTCTTTCAACGCTCTTCTTATCTTAGTTAATGCTTCAACAGGCAAATTATTAAATGTTAGGCTTTGGTTTTCGTCATCATAATATATTTTAGCATCAGTTGTGACACCGAGTAAATCCTTGTCGAAGTGAAAGCTCAATGATGGAGTTTTATATATCACATTGCGGATTTTATCTAAGGAGTTTTTATTGATTACGAACTCTGATGGGATTCTGACTTCCTCACTATTGAGGTGTTTCATTAATTTATCAACAAGTTCTGTTTTTTCTTCCTCTTTTAAATAGGACATATGGCCTGAAGCAAGCGATTCGATATCAGAAAGCCTTGCAGAGTGCTCGTTGTCAAATTGCTTTTCTAAGTATTTGATAACATCATTTCTAAATGACTCTGCTTGATTTTTTAAAAGAGGTTCTTTCTTAAAGAAACGCCTTATTTCATCTGGTAACTTACGGGTTGCACCTGCTGAAGCAATCCCCTTGTCACATCCTAATGCTGCTATAAAATATGCTGCCGCTGACTGTCCCGTAGTTTTGCTTATAAAGCTTAGATAACTTAACTCTGTTTTTTTTAAGTCATCTGCTTTTTGGTATTCTTCATAATATCTGAAATTTATTTTTGCTGCTTGGTTAATATTACCAAGTTCTAAGTGAATCATTTCCTCTGGCTCTAAATTTTCACTAATAGTTACGCCATTAGTTTTTTTGATCATTGTAACCAATAGATAACGGAAACCAGATAAAATATAATCAGTAAAAACAACATATCCTCCAGAAGCCCAAATCTGCTCTTGAGCAGATTTATACATTTGTTTCATAACTTCCTTCGATAATTCAATGAAATCACTTGAAACAGATTGTTGAACTAAAGAGTATTTATGAAATAGTTCTGGTATAGGGCCTTGCTTTGTTTTATTTTTAATAAAAACACCATAATGCGCTGAGTTCCCTTTTGAACCATACAAATCAATAACACCGTCTACTAATTTTTTTACTATATCATTTGTTTTATCTAGTTCTGTATCACGAAGATTGTATGGTTTGGAGTGATCGAAGTCTTTATTAGATTCTTTTAAGAGCTCATGAACGATTACGTGGCGTATGCTTGCTTTGCTCATTTTTTTGGTCAATTCCATGCGGTTAAGCTAACAATTGTAAAGAGCATAATAAATTACTAACGCGTACGCAAAAACTATCATAATCTGTTAAGAGTGGTTACTTCGCCACACAGCTTAAACCCGCCGTCGAGCGGTTTTTTTGTACCTGTAAACCAAGAGCAGTACGGTAAACACGCTGGTGGTCGTGAATACTGACTTTTTATCTTGCTGGCTTTTTAGACAAGAGTTATTGGTATGTCATGTTAACCAGAAGGGAAAAAGACATGCTAAAACAGCAAGATATGACAGAAACCGCCGCCGCAGTCCTTCATTTCTTACCTGCTGACAAGTGGGTAACGCCACGCATGATGACGAGAACTACCGGAGTAAGCGAAGCCCGGTGCCAGTTAATACTGACTCAGTTAGTTCTGGCGGGTCTGGCGAAGGATAACGGCGGGTACGGGAATAAATTCAGACGCTGCCAGTAATGGCGGTTTCCTGCTGTGAAAATGGGCGGCTGGTGGGTGTTGGTAGCACCTGCCAGCCATTCGCTCATGCTTACTGGTCACAAGCGAACCACGGCCCACTGCTTTAGCGCAAAAGCAGAGTGAGCCTACCAGAGTTACGCTTACTGATCCATGAAAGATACTGTAAAAATAAACAGTGTTGATTTAATCAACGCTGATTGCCTGCATTTTATTCAGTCCCTGCCTGATGATTCCATTGACCTGATTGTTACCGATCCGCCGTACTTCAAGGTGAAACCCAACGGCTGGGACAATCAGTGGAAAGGGGACGAAGATTACCTTAAGTGGCTGGACCACTGTCTGGCCCAGTTCTGGCGGGTGTTAAAACCTGCCGGAAGCCTTTACCTGTTCTGTGGGCATCGCCTGGCATCTGATATTGAGATCATGATGCGTGAACGTTTCAACGTGCTTAACCATATCATCTGGGCGAAGCCGTCCGGACGTTGGAATGGGTGTAATAAAGAAAGTCTGCGCGCATATTTTCCTGCCACAGAGCGCGTTCTGTTTGCTGAACATTACCAGGGGCCATATCGCGGCAAAAGTGACGGCTATGCAGCAAAAGAAAGGGAACTCAAACAGCACATAATGGCACCGCTGATATCGTATTTCAGGGATGCTCGTGCCGAACTGGGTATAACGGCAAAACAAATTGCCGAAGCCACAGGTAAGAAAAATATGGTTTCCCACTGGTTTGGTGCCAGTCAGTGGCAGTTGCCGAATGAGGCTGACTATCGGAAGTTACAGGCACTGTTTTCCCGTATAGCGGCAGAGAAGTTTCAGGAACAACAACTGGAACAACCACACCACCAGCTGGTGGCATCTTATGATTCACTGAATCGCAAATATTCTGAATTGCTGGATGAGTTTAAATCTCTCCGGCGCTATTTCTCCGTATCAGTCTCCGTGCCTTATACCGATGTCTGGATGCATAAACCCGTTCAGTTCTACCCGGGGAAACATCCGTGTGAGAAACCGGCGGATATGCTCAGGCAAATAATCAATGCCAGTAGTCGACCTGGTGATCTGGTTGCTGATTTTTTTATGGGATCCGGTTCCACAATAAAAGCAGCAATGGCGCTGGGGCGTCGGGCCTTAGGTGTTGAGCTTGAGTCAGAGCGGTTTAACCAGACAGTGAAAGAGATAAACGAGCTGGTGGGGAAATAATCTGGTGGCCACGCAGGTGGCCTTTTTATTTCCATTACACAGCACCCGCATCTGCGAGGTGGGGTTATGAAATCCATGGATAAGTTAACAACGGGTGTCGCCTATGGCACCTCAGCAGGTAGTGCCG